GTTCTTCTTGCCATTTCATCCTTTACTTAAATTTACATTCTGCCATGATTTGTGTCAGGCACGCAACCATATTTATCTCATGGTCTGCTACAAAGGCTGATTTATATTGATAATCGGCGATTGTTAGTACAGCCGCGGGTATAGATTGAGGTTGTAGATGTTTGTATAGAATATCGTAGATACTACTAAACAAAGATGATGGATCTTTATCAAGGTTTTGAATAACCCATTTTCTCATATCACCAAATCTTTTTTCTTTTAACATCTTAATCAACTCTTTATTATTGATTTCAGATAAAGAAACAAGTATACCACTATCAATCTTACCTCTTACAGAATATCTTTGTAGTTCGTTAATTGTTCTTCTAAAGTCTGGATAATGTCTTTGTATCAGTTCAGCCAATACTTTTTTATCAAACTCTATGTTTTCTGTTTTAAGTATTTCACCTAGTCTTTCTAAAAATGCAGTAGCAGTTTTTACTTTTTGACCATTTGTAATACGAAAATCAATTACAGTACAACGACTATGTAAGGCAGGTATTATCTTGTTCTTATAGTTGCAAGTGAATATAAATCTACAGTTCTTATAAAACGTTTCAATAAAGTTTCTTAATGCAGGTTGAACACTATCAGCATTCATATAATCTGCCTCATCTATAATAACAACTTTATGATTTGTAGATTCGTCTAGCGATACGGTAGACGCAAAGTTTTTGATTGTAGTTCTTAATGTATCAATGTGTCGGCCTTCGTCTGAACCATTGATAATAATATAATCAGCACCTAACTCCTCACACAAGGCACGAGCAACTGTTGTTTTGCCCGTACCAGCTGTGCCAGAAAGGAGAAGATTTGGTATCTCTTTTTGATTTAAAAACTTTGAAAAAGTAATTTTTAAATCTTCAGTTAAGATACATTCTGATATTTTTCTTGGACGGTATTTTTCAACCCAAAGGAAATCTGACATTTAGACCTCCCTATTAAAATGTTGAGTCTGCTTCTAAAGCAATCCAATACTGTACTTTAACCTTTTTGTTTATGAAGTGAGCAATCTTTGCCTTTGATAAAGCAACATCATACTCACCAGGAATAATTTTCATATTCTCAGCCTTAACATATGCAGTAAACTCTAAATCTGTTTCACCCACTATAATAGATGATTCATTTGAGTTACTATTCTTTTTATCTAAAGCAACTAATTTAATTTTGCCTTTTTCGCCTTTAAAAGCAATGTCAGGTAGACTTAAATTAGTATATAACTTTTTGACAGAATCATAGTCTTCATTTTTTAATGTAAATGAAACTGTTTTGTCTGGCATTGATATTTGTTTTGATGGATATCTTAATGTCGATTTATCAGCAAATGCATATCTGGCTGATAGGGTAGTTTTCTCATCTTGTATTTTTAGATTAGCAGCACCGTTAAACTTTAAAATTGGTTGTTGAAAGGAATCTACCGCTCTTAAAAATTCTGGTAAATCATATATACCAAATTCTGTTTCAAACTGTTCCTCAACGTCTGCCTTTGCCATAATGTTTTTCATAGTTGACATTGTACTTAATGTCTTACCAGGTGTAAACAAAATGTTAGCATTAATATCCGAGAAATTTCTCAAAATACTAATTGTATTATCACTTATTTTCATTTCTTCTCCTTATCATTATTTAATAATAGTATAACATAATGAATTGCTTTTAACAAGTCTTTACGATTATAACCATTTTTTCTACCATACCTAGACAAATATTTAATTGCGTTGGCTTGGCAAAAATCACTTTTAATACCAATAGACTTTAATAAATCTAAAGTTTGAATACCATCTTTACCAGATGAGTAATGTTGACCATATGTAGATTTAATATAATTTTCAATCTCTTTACATATTTTGTCTTCATTGTATTTCATAATATTATTATATCACTAAATTGAATTTGAGTCAATAGATGATGATTGTAAATATTTTAACACATTCTCTGGTGCACTTACACTATATGGGTCACCTGTTGTATTATCACCTTTACCTGGTTCTTCAAATAAAACTTCAACTGTACCATTATTTACAATAGCAGCATATCTCCATGATCTCATTCCAAAACCTGCGATTGTTTTTTCTACAAGCATATCAACTTGATCTGTAAAGTCACCGTTGCCGTCTGGTATAACTTTTACATTTTCAAGTTTTTGATTAGCTGCCCAAGCATTCATAACAAACGAATCATTTACTGATAAACAATAAATGTCGTCTATGCCGTGTTCTTTAAACACGTCAGCTAATTTTTCAAAGCCTGGCAATTGTTGAGTTGAACATGTAGGAGTAAAAGCACCTGGTAAAGCAAACAGTATAACTCTTTTATCTTTAAAATAAGTGTCAGTAGTCGTATCTGTCCATTCACCAAGCGATCTTACTCTAAAATTTACTTCTGGTAATTTATCACCTTGTTTCATAATATTTCTCCTTATAATATAATTTACATACAGTTTACACTATATTGTCAAAATTGTCAATACTTTATATGCTTTGCAATCTTGGATCTTTTGATGTGATATTTTTGTCTGCTTTTGGTCTTGCGATTGAGTCTTTTGATCTTTTTCTCAATTGAGCTTTAGCAGAATTTTCTCTACTTCTTTCAGTAAAGATTTTTTTTAAATCCCATTTAAAATTCATACACCCTCCTTTTATAGTTAGGTGCGTTCCTTCAGCATTTGCTTACTTCCGACTCATAAGAGTTGAACGATATAAAGTATTTATATCTGGTATGCGTTTGAAACATACCAGATATTGGTCTTATTATTTGATTGAGATAGTTCTAGGTTTTTTGTGTTCTGGAATAATTCTTTCCATAGACACTTTTAAAAGGCCGTCTTTTAGTTCAGCGCCTTTTATCTCAACATCTTCAGCGATTGTAAAAGATTTAGAGAAGTATCTTTTAGCGATACCTTTATGGATTACTCCATCCTCATCTTTATCTTTTGTTGCTTCTACAGATGATTTGATATTTAACATACCATCTTCCATAGTAATATTGATATCTTTTTTATTGAAACCAGCAAGTGCTAGTTCAATATCGTAGGTATAGTCACCTGTCTTTACGATATTATATGGTGGGTAATTGTATCTAACCATTTCGTTGAAATTGTGGTCGTCCATCATTCTTTCAAAATGGTCAAACACGTTATCAAACCCAACGGTTACTGGTCTTAATTGATTGAATATACTTAATGCTTTATTAGTCATTATAACTCCTTTTGTTAAGCAAGTTTATTTTAAATAGAACCCATTATGGCGTTCTACATTTATTTATATAAGTACGATATTTTATTTGTCAACCCTACTTATAGAAATTCACTAGGCTGAGGATCCCTACCAGTTCCCTAGTGAATATCTATAAGTGGTACTTTCTTTTATCAAGGAGTGAAAGTACCAAACATCACCTTATTGCGACACCGATAAATTTTATCGGGTTTTCTTACGCCGTTAAGGTCTTACGAACGGCCCTAACAATAATATATATACATCAAGTCAGGCGTAAAAACTGTTAAATTAAATACCGTTTATCTGTTTTAATTTCTTTTGTGCTTTTTTAAAGTTAGCTATACCTTCTTTTTTCTTACGTCTTTTTTTCTCTGACGGTTTTTCATATACAGACCTTTCTTTTGCTAATCTAAAAATGCCTTCTTTAAGACACTTCTTTTTTAAGACTCTCAAAGCCTGTTCTAAATTTCCGTTTCTAACATCTATTTTAATACTCAATTTATTTTACCTCCCCTCTTATAAGTGTAAAAACGAGGGTGGGCACTACCCCACCCCCTAGGACTACACTATGATTGATAGATTTAGTATCCAGATGAATCCTCATCTTTATCCGACTCACTATCATTGTCTTCGACTTGCGAATTGATGTCGGCATTTCTCTGGTCTTCCATAATGCTTTCAGCATTGGCGCCAGCGTCAACCTTCGTGTACAATTCTACAAACGAATTCTTTGTATCATCATCAAATCTATTAGTACACATTTGTATTGCTTTCATTTTATTATCAAAGATAGCAAACGCTTGTGTGATATGTACTAGTCTTCTAGTTGAGATAATCTCATCAACACCACCATCAAAATATGTTTTTCTGATTACATCAGCCCAAGTAGTCAACTTGTCAATGAAGTCATCATCTTTTTTACCAGCGGCATTTAGAGTATTAGTTAATATCTTTTTTTCAATTTTTGAAGTAGGATATGATTGTTCAAAGGT